CATGCTGCGTACAGCATTGATGTCGTTATCCGCCGTTCCGACTCTTTGATCTGACTCAAGAAGCCGTGTGGCAATAAACATTCCAGCAGGTGGAACCAACAAACGTCTTGGTCTAGCTGCGATCAGAAGTCCTCGCTCATCTGTTAGGGCTGCAATCGTTACAATTGCTGCCTCTAGTGAGGTTTCGTTCAAATCAGCCGCTGTCGCAGGACGATTATCGTTCTTACCGCCGTCCACCCGTGGGTGTCCGTCACCGCCAGTTACACCATCACCAGACGCTGTGAACAGGTTAACCCCGTCACCAGTCTGGTAAGAATTAGTGAAACCGTTGTTTAGCGGGTTCGCTGCTTTCACCTGCTTGGTGTAAGCCATTGCACGAGCAAGAGCTTTGGTATAACGAGCCGATAAAGAATCATATAGATTATCTTCCATCGCCTCTTCTGTTATCGCAAAACCCATTCCAATCGTTTCATGGTTGTACCTTGCAGTGTACGCTTCCTGTGCAGAATCGTAGGAAATTGCATTTCCTTCGTCCTTAACAGGAGCAGCACCAAAGCCACTTAGTTTCACCTCTTCCTCGAACGAACGCTCAGATGAGGCTGTATCGTAAATAACAGCATGTTCGTCCTCGTACTTTTCATACTCCAAGCCAAATAAGGCATTAAGCCCTGGCAGGAGTTCTTTAAGCATTTGTGCTCTTGAAATAGCCATGCTAGTTCTCCTTTATATGCCTGTAGTATTGATTAGCTGATGACCCGCGTTGAAACGGAAGATACCATCAGTGTAGGAATCGCCAACCGAACTGGAAGGGCCATCGTAAAAATCGACGATCCTGATCGGCAGCGTGTTAGTAGTTGCAACTGTAGACGCATCACAAGCATTTTTGCTTCGACCAATCGTAGTTGAACCCGCTGTTTGAACCACAGCAAAGTTTGCACCAAGACCAGTTTGAGCAATAGTCGCGTCACCTTGCATCCTGAACAATACGTCAGGATCAATCAAAACATAAGCCGCTATATCGGAAGCCGCTGTATCGGCTGGAAATGTTTGATTAAAGGTCATTTGACTTGTGCTTGGGTCTGTGTACTTACAGCCCAGAAAAATACCTATAGGGGTCAAAGAAGTTGTGCCAGTGTCTTTTTCAACTGTTCCGGCAGTCACCAATTTAACAAAATCCCCATAGAATATAGCGGTGTTATAAGCCGAAGCAATCTTGATATGAACAACTTTTCCTGAAAAGGAACCGCTGCTCGAACAAGTGCCAATCGGCTCTGCACCATTTGGTGTGGCAGATGTAGCCATCTAAGTTTCTCCTAGATTCTATTAAACACAAAAGACTACATCTTAAAAAAAGATGTCAGCCTTTCCCAAAGGTTGTGCGCGTACTTTTCTCCGGTCTCAACAAAGGCATACGCGGATCATTCTCTCTCAAATAGTTGTTATCAACTGATTCCATCTGTTTTTCTGCCAAATCCTGAAAATGCTTGTTTCTGGCATCCATTTTTTCTTTAGGAGCCTTACACAATAATAACCCACCAACCTCAAGGTTTCCCTTGAACTGTGAGTTAATATCAGACTGGATATGTAGCTCAGGATGATCTTCTGCCCTGACGGGAGACCAACCATCTCTAAACTTCTGGGATACATTCGTGTTATCCGATTGCCCCATTGCGCTGGTTCTTACCCAACGAAATACCCAGCCATCCTGCGGATCAGGTGTTGGCAAAATTGAAGAAGGAATCCAAGAATCATTACTTTCTCGAACAAGTTCTTTGCGAGTCTCTTGAGACCTCGGAGTGCGCTCATCGGCCATTGGTCATCTCCTTAACGAGTTGGTTGGCGTATTGTGCATTGGATAACCCAAGTCGTTTAGCGAGAGCGACTTGAGTGGACGTTAACTTCACTTTGCGCGGCTTGGCCCCATTATTCCTTGCGGAAGGGGCGACCACGGACGAAGGCTGAGTGGTCGTCGAAGGCGCGGCTTGTCCATTACCGCTAGACGCATCTTTCGGTGCATCATCCAACCACTCATAATCACTAAATCTTCCCCTCATCCCGCTATCAATATATTCAAAATATTGATCCGAGTTAGGCGAAAGACCGTTGTCCTTTATGGCTTCTTCATGGAGAGCATAAGCGTAAGCTGTCATGCCCTTATGTTCTTCATCACCAAACCAGGTATTCTTTTCTCCCCATTCTTTTGCCTTTGGTTCAGGCTCTGGAACAGCAGGAGGAGCAGGCTGTTGTTGTTGGTATGCCTGTTGTTGCTGCTGATAACCAACTTGCTGTTGGTAAGCTGCTTGCTGTTGCTCAGTTGGCTGTGGAGGAAGACTTCTCTCATAACGCTCTGCCTCTTTCATTTGAGACTGAGCCTCAATCATCTTTTCCTGAGAGGAAACAATATTGTCTGTATTGCCTTCCTCATAAGCCTTTCGGTACTCAGCCTTAGCTTTTTCTGCTGCTAATTGAGCTTTCTCTTTTATCTGTGAAACTAATGCAGTCTCACCACGATTTATCAAAGACTCGTATTCTTTGTTTTTCGCGCTAAGGTTCTGATTTTGCTGGTTTAACTGTTGAGCCGCCTTTACCGCTTCATCGGCAAGACGCTCCGCCTTTCTTCTCTCCCAAGTTGCCTGTTTAATTCGCTTCCTGACCTTGGCGCTGTACTCAGAGAGTTCTTCATCCGGCTCTTCCTCTGTAGCTTCAGCCTTATTAACAGCTGGTTTTACAGCGGTTTTAACAGCGGGTTTATCATCAACAATCTCTAAATCAAAATCAGCCTCTTCTGAAGAGACTTCTTTTTCTTTAGATTTCTTAGCAATTTGCGTCTTGACACCGAAGAACTTGTCCTCGGCTGACGTTGGTGCAGCAATAGACTCTGCCTGGTCTACGCTGGTTTCTGTTGATTCGCTCATATCTTTACAATCCCCCGTGGATCTTCGACCACAGCTTCTACGCTGTCGTCATTAATCAAGCGGAACTCTTTTCCATGAACTAGAAACCGAGTACCTGTATAAGAACGCATCACAATCCAATCCCCTTTCTTACAAAACGGGCCTGTCGGAAAACGGTCTTTGTTAGAATAAGAATCTGGCCCCATATCCAAAACGAACCCAACAATGCTTCCCACCTCTTCGGTGTGGATTGTTTGGCTTGCTTTAATAATTCCGCCATCTGTTTTCTCATCAGGTTCTGGTAAGGCAATTAATATCTTATAACCTTTCGGCTTCGGCATCTGACTTGCTTTGCGAGAGTTAGACTCATCAATGTTGATTTCCTCAACATTTTCGTCCTTCTCGTTTACTGCTGCTAATGACTTAGCCATTAGTTTTCTCTCCTGCACTGGAAATGGGTGTCCAGAGTCACCTGCGCCACATCACGCGACGTTATGCTTGCTCAATCTTCTTTTTGAGATCAAGTAATTCTCTTTCCGCCATTGCAAGTCCTTCTATGACTCCACAACAACGAGTATATTCTGAAAAGTCCTTACAACTCCCTGTACTGATATGATCACTCATTTCGTTAAGTAATTCTCGATACTTTTTTCTTAAAAAGTCCAGTTCATCCATCAGACTTGTTATTTCCCATCAGGTCTTTTGCTATATCTCTGCCTAATTTAGCACCCTCGACCTGCTCTTTGCTAGCAATTCTTTTAGTTTCAAGTTGATCCCTGCTATTGTCGGCTGCAATTCTTGCTCCTAACTTAGCGGTTTCTATCCTTTCCTGAGTTGCAAGCTTCTCTTTTTCTAAGCCAGACTTATCCATCGCTTTTTGTAGATCAAGCTGAATCTTGGCCATGTCTGACTGGGCTTTAGCTTGAGCCTGCTGCTGTTTAATCTGCAACTCCTGTTGCTGCATCTGAATAATAGGATCTTCAGACTCTTCCATTTGTTTTTCCATCTGGGCTTCACGCTGATCTTTACCCGTCAACTGTGCTGCCGCTGGAGCTACAAGCCTTGAAAGCCTGAGTTCAATGTCCTCTGGCAACTTCTCATCAGGCCCAGGCAACGGAACACCGAGCTCTTTCTCGATCTTAGCTCTGTAAGCAAAGGCAACATGCTCTGAAATATGCGAGGCCATTGCTGCTTCTGCTGCTTTGGCAGTAGGACTCTGAGACATAATTTCCATAATCTTCGGGTCTTGAATCAAAGCCATATGAGCCTGTATATGGGCCTCATGGTCTTGGAAGATAAATGCCTTAACCGGCTCACCATTAATGATGTTCATGTTTTCGGTGACAGGATCTGTAATTGGAATTTCATCCTCAAGCGGCACAATCTTATCAGCATCCCTGATTCCCAGAACTTCCAGCATTTGGCGGTGTAATAACGGCATGTCGTACATTTGAGGTGCTTGTACTGCAAGTTGTAATGCAGCTTGATACTGCATAATCCGCTGTGCCATCGTGCCTGCGTTGGGATCACTGACCGGAATGATGTCTACACGATCATCAAAGTCTTCGGGCAATAATTCGCCACCTGGAATCTCATAAGGGTACTCGGTGGGGCCAAAATCTCTCACAATGCCTGAAAGAATCCGTAGCTCCTTACGCATAGACGCATGAAGCCTTGCCTGAACCGCGCTCATTACCTTCATGGAGCGTTCAAGAATCGCTAAAGTTGTGCCAACTGGCGCTTCGGCGTTCATATCGGCTGCTTTTACGTCACCGGCAGAGGCAAAACGCCTGCCTTCGGTGACAATATCGCCTAAAAGCTGGTAAAGGACGTTGGAAGGCTCTTTGTAGGGCAAAAAGGTGATGTTGTCCCGAATAGCGCCGCCGGGTACGTCCACATCCCTGAATTCACCCGGCATAATCGGTGTATCGTCGCCTTTAATGCGTAATCCACGGGATTTTAAGCCACCAGGAAGATTAGAAAGCGTTCCTGCGTCCACTAATTGCCGTAAAACACTGGTTGCAGACTTCGCCAGACCACCAATCATGTGAATTAAGCCAAATCCGTAGAATCCAATGCCAGGTAAATACTGATAATGAACAAAATGCTCCCGTTTCATTCTCATCGGGTCGTTTTCATACCAGTTTCTGCGTATTGAAAGTATCTGGCGGGAAGATTTGTCGATGCTTACGACATAAGGCAAAGCTATTCCAGTAGGCTGACCGTTCTCCCTGTCTTCAAACCCAACCAAATCCATTTCTGCCTGTACTTCGAGAATAGTGTGGCGGTTATCGAACTCATAATTGGCCGAACCGCCTGTTAGCTGGTTATATTTACGCTCAATATCTCCGGTATCAGGACTGGGATCAGGCAAATCAATATCACTATAGAATCCTGAGACCTGTAATTTGCGTACCTCATTGCTGGTACGCTTCATAATATGGGTAGCGCGCTCACAAGTGACCAGATCAGAAGCTCCGTAGCTCACTACAAAGTCTTCAGCAGGCACAAACATTGAGCAAGGCCGACCCATATTCGGGTCGTAATAAACTTTTCTAAAAGCAGAACCCGCTAAAGGCAAAGAAAACAGCATTTTTTCTGTTTCTGAGCGATATTCTGTCATTTTTTCCGTAATCAGATAGTTCAGGTAATCGCGAACCCGTTCTGCCTGCTGTGATTTTTCATCAGTAATCTGTCCGACTACTGAAGTCTTAACTGGCCCAGCCGCAGGAAATATCTCTTGAATGGATTGAGCCTGAAAGCGAATAACCGCTTCGGTCAAGACCGGATGAAATACTCCACAAGCACCATCCCAAGGTTCGGTTCTATCTTCATTCTTTAGACCCAAGAGGTCTAATCCATTGATATAGGTATTTTCCCAATCAGAGCGAGAGTCTCTGTCAGCCTCAAAAGCCCCCACTAACTCGGAGGCAATCCCTCGTAAATCCTGCTCCTCCATTAAATCCGCTAGGTTTTGATTGTGGTCATCTCCACCACCCATGCCACCATTAGGATCAAAATCAATCAGCACCCCACCATCTGGGGTTTCTACAGAAACAGATTCTGGATTGACAATACCTATCTCAACAGACTCTTCTTGTTGAGGCCAATTATTAAAAGGATCAAGCCCCATAGGGCGTTCTATAGCCATTTATCCGTTCTTGCCAAAATACTGAGGTCGGGCTGCGCCACTACCACGGGCTACTGTTCTTCCCCCGCCTTTCATCTTTTTAACCTTGCCGCCCTTATCGTACTCAACCTTGCCGCCTTTGTTGTACTGCATATCGGCTTTGCCTGGTTTCTTCTTCTTGCTGTCGTAATA